GTTTTTGGAAAGTAATTAAAATATTTTGACATTTAATTAAGTTCCTAGAGCAAAATTATTATTGATTGCTTGACCAAAACTATTAGTTGTTGTTCCGGCTCCAGTATCTTGAAATATTTCAGAAGCTGCAGAATTGTAACTTGTTTTTGTCATAATTTCGGTTTCTTGGAAAGATAAGGTTAAACGAATACCAACTGGCATACCTGTTCTTCCTTTTGTAGCAGATTCTCCAGGAACCTCATAAAAAGATGCACCGCCTTGGCCATAATCTGTAAATATGTTTTTTAAAACGCAAGTTGATATTTTAGGTATATTTGGATTCTCTTTGCCATTATACATAAACCTAATATCAAATTCGGATGGTGGCACTAAAAAGAAACCCATACCTGATTTTAATACTTCAGGTGCTTGGTGAAATCGTAACCTATCAATAATATTTTGAATTTCAAGAGCTTCTTTTTCAGACCTAGGATACATCATAAAGTCAAATTGAAATGAGCGAAAAGCCGGAGATGAATAAATTAATTCCAACATTGGATTTTGAGCTAATCCTGTTGCTGCTGCAAAAAGTATTTTACCAGTAGATCCAGCACCTGCTGTTGCACCAGCCACTATAAATGGTGAAAGGTTTTGACCCGCAGCTTTACCTGCATCAGCAGCATTTGTTTTCATAACAGAATCTACTGCTGAAGCTCCTACAGCTGCAACACCTGCTAGTCCTTTTGCTATACTAGGGGTATCATAATTTTGTTCATAGGTAAATGCTAACGTGTCTGGCATATACAAACAAACAGTATCGGTTATTCTCCTAATAGTTCTTGTAAATCCATTTAAAATATTATTTGCGCCGGATGAAAATTCAGCATTTAATCCTTCATTAACGCCGCCAACATAATTAGAAATACCAGGAAAAGCATTTGAAAGAGCATTTCCAACCGCACCAGCAGCTTGAGCTGCTGTGTTTAATGGTCCAGCTAATGCTACTCCTACTTTTGATGCTTTTGCTTGTGCAGCTACATCAGCAGCTGATCCTCCTACCGCTTGTGCTGCTCCAAAAACATTATTAACTAGGCCTAATCCCTGTGCGCTAACGCCTGTATTTCTGTAATTTTGAATTCCTGTAGGAAAATCACCTGATGGGGTTCCTGCAAATTGTGTTTTTCCTTGCTCATTGATATTAATAACCATGTAATGAGCTTTATCGGTGCTTCCTAAATCAATTGGATATTTGTAAGTATTCAAATCATATTTTGATCCAGCTAATGATGCTAATGGACCACTACCGCTAGTCGGTGCCTTGAAGGTGATGTCGGTGAGATTAAAAATTGGCATTTAATGTCCTAGGAAATTTACTACATATATTTATATGACATTTGGCAAAACTTACAAAGGAAGATTCAAACCCAAGAATCCAAAGAAATATAATGGTGATGCAGCCAATATCATCTATAGGTCTACATGGGAAGTGAGGGTAATGAAGTGGTTAGATAATCACTCGGATGTGATATGGTGGTGTTCTGAGGAGTTAATAATTCCTTATAAGTCACCAGTTGATAATCGGATGCACAGATACTTTCCTGACTTTATTGCTAAAATAAGACAAAAAGATGGATCCGTAATGACTTATGTGATTGAAGTAAAACCCATGGCACAAACTAAGATGCCTATTCAGAAAAAAAAGACTCAGAGGTACATTCAAGAAGCTGCTACTTATGCCGTTAACCAAGAGAAGTGGAAGGCTGCGGATATATTCTGCCAAGAACATGGCTGGAAGTTTATGGTGGTAACTGAGAAGGAACTTGGTATTTAATTAGCTAAGCTAACTTCTTAAAAACGGAACACCAATACTTATAAGGTTTTGCTATCAAAAAGCAGGTAATAATGGAGTTTATTTTTGTATATAAATAGATTATGGCTCATTTATTAGATAGAATAAAAGAACAGCTTGAGAAAGAAGGTCTTGAAGCCCGAACGGCAACAGCAAGAACTTGGTTAAGAGCAAAGGTTAGTGCATTAAAACCTAATGCTGCCAAGCTCAAAAATAGTATTTTAGAAGATGCTGAAAGCTCAAGAAAGAAACCTCTAACTAATAATACCATGCTTGGTCGTATGTATTTCTTTTTTTACGACCCGAAGTTAAAGGATTCGTTGCCATATTACGATAGGTTCCCATTGGTTATACCAATAGAACGATACTCAGACGGTTTTCTAGGGTTGAACTTGCATTATATTCATCCAAAGCAACGTGTTATCCTTTTGAATAAGTTAAGTGTGTTTTTGAATAATCACGAATACGATGAGACCACAAGGTTTAAGCGTTTACGATACGATACATTGAAAGCCGCTAAAAGAATATTTGAGCATACCCCTTGTATAAAGAGGTATCTCTACACACACATAAAAAGCAGATTTTTAGAAATTTCTGCTGACGAGTGGGATATAGCAGCGTTAATTCCCTATGAAATGTTCGTAGGCGCAAGCAAAAGTAAAATTTGGTCTGAATCAAGGAAAAAGTTCTAATGTCATTTTCACCACAATTGTTTTTATCAAATATGCAGGCAAAGGATGGTCCAGCTAAACCATCACGCTTTGAAGTAATACTGCCTATTCCGCAATACATTAGTAATTTTGTTGGTTCATCAATTCTTGAAAGTTTGGTTAATTTACCAAATTCAATTATTGCTAGCATAACAGACATAACGAATACCAATCCAACAGATGAGCAATCAAAAACATCCAATGCATCTCTGTCACGTTATCTAGCTTTACAATGTGAGACCGCTGAATTGCCAGGTAAAACATTAATGACGCATGAGGCTAAAGTTTACGGACCAACATTTAAGGTACCGTATATGTCACAATATGGTGATGGCACTATGACTTTGACTTTTATTTGTACCAATGATTTCTATGAAAGAAAACTATTTGACCGTTGGGTAGAAGCAATTAATCCAACAGATACAAACAACCTTAGATATGCTAAGGGTGAGAAAACTAGATACATGACCAATATTAAAATTATTCAATATGATGATTTTATTAAACAGATATTTGCAATAGAACTGATTGATGCTTTTCCAATTGGTATAGCCCCTCAACCTTTAAGTTGGTCGGAAGATACCTTTCATAGATTGTCGGTTCAATTTGCTTATCAGAAGTACCGTGTTGTATATGACGGAAATTACGATTTGGTGGCAGCTGCTGTCGCACTATTTGGAGTTAAAATTGCACCATTTGTTAGTAAAACAGGAAACAATATTAACGCTGGAATAGGAAACACACTTGCTAGGATTTTTTAATTAATGAGGATATAAAATGGCTTTACCTAAAATTGATGTGCCGATTTATGAAACAAAACTAATTTCAACAGGAAAAACTGTTAGATTTAGACCGTTTTTAGTAAAAGAACAAAAATTGTTCTTAATGGCTTCACAGTCAGATGATGCAAAGGATGTCATTAATGCAATTAGACAAGTATTAGCTAATTGTATTTTGGATTCCAATGTTGATATTAATATATTACCAACTTTTGACCTTGAACATTTGTTTATGCAATTACGAGCAAGGTCAGTAGGAGAAATTGTAAATTTAAAATATGTTTGTAATAATACAGTAAAAGATGAAAAGAATGAAGATAAGATTTGCGGTGGTTTAGTTCAAATTGATGTTAATCTTTTAGAAGTTGAACCAACAATAAATCCACAACATTCGGATAAAATTGAATTAACTGGAAATATGGGTGTTGTTATGAAATATCCAAATTTTAATATTGTTAACAACCTTAATATTAAAACTGAAGTTGATATGTTTAATGTTATTATTGATTGTATTGATTATATTTACGATAAAGATAATATTTACTATGCAAAAGATACTCCCAAAAAAGAATTGGTAGATTTTATTGAAAGTATGCAACAAACAGATTTGGCCAAAATACAAAATTTCTTTGCAACTGCTCCAAAAATAATTAAGAAGTTTGATTTTAATTGTCCAAAATGTAATTATAAAGAGGAAATGGTTATTGAGGGTATTCAAAATTTTTTCGGATAGGTCTTTCTCATGAAAATTTAGGTAATTATTATCAAACAAACTTCTCTTTAATGCAACACCATAAGTATAGTTTGAGTGAATTGGAAGAAATGATACCTTGGGAAAGACAGCTGTATATTGATATGTTAATTGAATATCTTGATTCAGAAAATGAAAAATTAAAAAACCAACAAAAAAGAAAGTAAATGGCACAAAACAAATCAACACGACTAGCAGATATTTATAAAGCAGAGAAATCTCAAGGCGGAGGTGTAGCTTCAACTTTTGGAAAAGCTGCTTTAGAAAAAATAGATCCTAGAAATGTATTTAATCAACAAGGATTTTTAGCTGCTGCTTTACCGGCATTATTTAAAGCATATAGAGCTCCAACTAATGTAAAAAATTCTAAAATTTCTGATTCACCATCACAAATTGATAGTGCTATGTTTGATGAAATGTTTGTTAATATGAGAATTGTTGCAAAAGAATCTTTAAATTTATCAAGAATAGCATTTGATATTAATATAATGAAACAGAATACCGCTATATTGGTTAAATCTGTTAAAGAATCTCCTGCAACCAGCGGTGATAAGTTTTTTAAAAAAGAATCTGCTCGTGACAAAGAATATAAATCTAAATTTAAAAAACAAAATACCACACCATCAACTAAACCAACTGCTGCTGGTAAAGGCGGAGCCGCCTCATTAAAGGATATTGGTTTAGGAGCTTTAGATAAAGCAATGAGTGGTTTAGGAAAAGGTGTTGGGTTGGCCGCAATAGGATTAGGTATTGGTGGATTCATAACGGGTCTAGCTTTGGGTGGTGCTGCTGTAAATGCATTAG